TTACACAACATACAACACTCGCCTTGGCTTACACGCTTCCTACTAACTTGTTAAATATATCTTACGATATATATCTGTGTCGTGTAGTAGTGTAACGACAACAAATTTCTTTTTGTTACAGCGACCAAGTTTATTTTATTGATATCATTACGCTGTAACGGAGTAGTACCTCTCGGTACTACCCCTATCTAACAAATCTTTTAATATTGCATCGAGTACTGCTACCAATATTAAAGTTAGTTTATTAGAATTCATTTAAGTAAACTCCCTAACAAGTTTTCTAAACTTGTTACAACATCCTTAGACATTTGTTCTGTTGTACTTTCATAATGATAAAGCTTTAAGATTTCTCTTAACTCTTTTATTATTTCTGTTTGATTCATTAAGCTACCTCCTGTTCTTGTTCTTTTTGTGGTTGTAATTTCTCACACCACTTAACTGCTTTGTTAGATAATGCAGATGCTTTCCATACTGCGTCTTCATTATCTTCTAAACATTTAATCCAACTGTTGAGGTACTGTGCGTGGTCCTCTCTTGGATTAGAAGTTATGTTTAGATTGGTAGCCATAAAACAACTTCCTAATTCTGCTACTAACTCTTCGAATGCGTACTCTATCTTAGCAAAACTCGTTGATAGATTTCGTTTGCATCTTGTTTCGTGTCCTGTCCAATGAGTTAGTTCGTGGAATAAGGTACAATAATAATTTTCAGTTGATGTACTATGTTGGGTATGAATAAATGATTCCTTACTAGGCATCTTAATTGTATCAGTTGTTGGATTATAACAAGCCATACCACCACCACCTGTAATGATATTCGCTTTAGTATTTGATACAAATGTTTCTGCTCTTGCTATATCATTAACTGTATTGTCAAACTTGTCGAAGTATTTAAACTTCTCAATATCTCCAATGACTTCTTCAATATTCCATACATCAAATGCTCGGTAATGATTAAATCTTCTTAATGCTTTTGATCCATCCCTTTGTTCTACTTCCTTTTCAAATGGTTGTGGTCTAATCAACTTAATGCTTTTACCTTTCCCCTCTTTAGGTACTTGGCATCCGTGATCTTTCCATTGTTTATATGTACCCCACACCTTACGAGTATAAGGTTCTTTCTTTGTGAAATATAAACTCAACCATAATGTATTGAGTCCTGTATAGTAGTGTCCGTTACAAGATATGAATCTTCTATTCGCAAATGGTTTAGTCCAACTTGTACCATTCGCTTTCGCAGTCTTCATAAGCTCAAGCATATGCTTTGTTATGTCTACAAATATATCTTTAACTTTCATACTTCCTCCTTTCTATTGTTCTGTTTTAATATAAATCAATACCCATCCTGCTACTCCAAGCAGAACGGTAAACCATATACTATCTATGAATTCCATTATATTACCTCCAATGATTCTTTGATTCTTTTGCATTGATCGTTAGCTTTGTTCCAAGCACTTTGCCAATGTAAATATTCTTCTTCATTCCACATCTTACTTGATCTGTAATAACGAAGAAGAAACCAAACACTTGAACGCACTAACTCCCAATGAGTCAGTTGTGTATTCAATTCACTTATTGCTTGACTACTCATAGTGTACCTCCCCATTGATTGATGAAATGATTTAGTACCAGCAATAGAATTATTGCTAGAATACAAATCATATTGATCTTGGCTAATGCCGACATATTAAACAGTCGCATCGCCCAGTTTTTCAAACCGTCCATACTTCTACCTCCAATTTAGTTGTTACCATTTTGTTCTACCTTTTGCAAGAGCAAAAAGAAAGCCCTACGGGATTTCTCCCGTAGAGCCAAAAATACTAAGCGACTTTCTTCTTCGCTTGTATTTGTGAAAGCAATTCTACAGCGTCTTTAACTGCTTGAGTCTGCGACTTCATCGCTTCAGGATTGAAAACTCTAGGATTCTCAGTATATGTCATACCGAAATGATCCTTATAGAATTTTGAACCTGCTTCGATGAATTCATCGTTTACTGCGATCTGTTCTTGAAGTTTCTTGATACATCTAGTATCAGACTGGATACTTGTATCTTCCACTTCTTTGCCAGTAAAAGCTCGCATCTTACCAGTTAGTCGGCTTGCAATTTGAGCAAGTAACGAATTGGCACGTTTGCTAGCTACAGCACAACCTCTAATCATATTCTCAATACTACCTTTTTCAGGTGTATAGGTATCAGATGTTGGGTTCTCAGACAGTTCTAAACCAGCAAAGTGATTTGCTATTATAGAAAATGCCTTGTGTAGGTCCTTTGTCATAGTATACCTCCTTTCATTTGTTACATTTTTACTGAATATCAAACGTGCAAATGTAAAGGAATTCACATCAAGGATGGCTGGTTAGCCACTTGCGTAGCGAAGCGAAGTCCTTGAAGTAGAATTCTGCATTTGCGATATTCAGGATAAAAATGTTAAATGACAAGGAGGTCCTCATACTATGACTGGACACTACACGCATTTTCATAATAGTAATTACGCTGGTTGAAATGTCGGTAGCTTGACACAACATCTAGATACCTATAACACTCTTACCTGAAAGGGAGATTGCTAGAATATGTCTAATAGAGTGATGCTGTACCAGCTAGGAAACTACCTCAAATGAAGTTACCTCAAATTACAAAGCCGACTGGGAAGATGCGAATTTCCTCGAAAGCAAAGAAGTTAGTAGATACATTAGTATCCAGCGGATGTACTATCACAGAAGCTTCAAAAGTCGCAGGATACCGAGGCAATTCGTCAAGAGTAAGTGCGAGCAAGATGCTACGAAAACCCGAAGTACAAGAGTATATGGCACGTGAGGTTCAACGGGCATTCGGGCTTTCTTCGGCTCGTGCTGGTGTAAAGCTCCTAGCCCTTTCTCAGGGTGCTAAGAGTGAATACGTACAGCTCGAAGCTTCCAACTCCATACTAGATCGAGCAGGATTCAAAGCACCTGAGAAACACCAACACCTTGTCGGTGGCGATTTCCACATCAACATCGACCTAACGTAGGCACGATGTTTCGTGAAAAACGCAGGGCTAGGGCATTACGTTACCAGTCGGGGGTTTAAAAACTGGGCGATGCTACTGCGAGGTGGGGTTACCCACGCAATATAACTCTTCAAGGTTCGTTCTAATTATGTTATAGATTGTTGTGAACTACTGGGTCCGAATATGGAAGCTAGGCGATATGGATTTGCTGAGAGAAGCAAACGTAGAAGCCGAAGATGAAAAGGAACTTCTGAAAAAAATTTGGGTTAAGAAAGGTTCAGCAAGGGCAACCTATGAAATTAGGGATAAGGATTATAAAGTTCCTGAATATACAACAGTCCTTGGAACAAAAATGGAAGTGAGAAAATGATATGAGAAAAGTACCTATAGCAGACACGCCTGACGGACATAACAACTCTAGGAGAAACTATGAAGAATCAAGAAAGATCAGAAAAAAAAGCTGGCAAGAACAACAAGTCTTTGAGTCCATCACAACTAATGATGAATCGGAACAAGATCAAAGCGAAGCAGATGGTGGCTAACGAACAGAAAGAAAGAAATGAAAGGCAGAAAAAAGCAGTCGAGCAATACAAAGAAGTCAAAATCCAAAAAGGTCATAGCGAAGAAGAAGCCGAAAGGATGGCGAAAGACCAAATACTAAACCAATGGGAAGTTTAAGCGATGACTCCTTTGGAAGAAAAGCTTAAGAAGCAACTTCGAGAAGCTGAGGGAGAACTATCCATTATTAAAGGGATTGGTAATAACTCTCCTGAAATGAGGGAAGCTAAAAAAGAAATAGAAGCTTTAAAGAAAGAGATAGATTTACTCAGGGATCACGCCCAAATAGATAGATTAGAATCAGACAAATCTTATTCTACTAATACAACATTACTTCAAAGTATTAAGAATCTGCAGAATGTTGAAAAGGAACATAAGAAGTATATTGGAGATTTATTAAAAGAATTAGATTCTAAAGATAAAAAGATTCAAGCCCTCCTAACTAACAATCCACATAAGTTAAGAAAGCTAGGAATCATTTGAACGTCTTTACTAAGTATTCCATAGATGAAATAAAGCTATTGAGAACAGTAGTAAAGAATGTACATATGAAACATTATCCTAAGGACAAGAAAACAGATAAGGAGGCAGATAGGATACTAGAAACAATTACTCCTCAAACATTGGAGGAGTTACATAAACTAGCAGTTGATTATGGGATCACTAACTTATAAGCCCGATGGAGAAATCCTAAAAAAATTTTTAAAAGATCATAGTTTCTTTAGAGGACTAAGAGGTCCAGTAGGAAGTGGTAAGTCGGTAGCGTGTTGCATAGAAATTATAAGACGAGCTTTAATTCAAAAGCCAGCCCTTGATGGTAAACGTAAATCAAGATGGGCAGTTATTCGTAATACCAATCCTCAATTAAAAACAACAACAATTAAAACTTGGCTTGACTGGTTTCCTGAAGAGGAGTGGGGAACTTTTACTTGGTCTGTACCTTATACTCATAAAATTGTAAAAGGCGATTTAGAACTCGAAGTTCTTTTTCTAGCCCTTGATAGACCTGAAGATGTAAAAAAATTACTCTCTCTCGAACTGACAGGGGTATGGATTAATGAAGCACGAGAAATTCCTAAATCAATTATCGATGCGTGTTCAATGCGGGTAGGACGTTATCCCAGTATGAGAGATGGTGGTGCATCTTGGTATGGTGTGATATGCGATACCAATCCTCCTGATACAGATCATTGGTGGTCTATCTTAGCAGGAGAAACTATTATTCCTGATTACATTACTAAGCAAGAAGCTAAGATGTTAATCAAACCTGATAACTGGAAATTCTTTAATCAACCTCCTGCGATGTTAGAAGCAAGAAACTCAGCAAAAGAAATTGATGGGTATAGTGCTAATAAAGATGCTGAAAATAAAAAGAACCTAACTCCTAACTATTATAATAATATTGTAAGAGGTAAGACAAAATCTTGGATTGATGTTTATGTTTTAAATAAACTAGGACAAATTGAAGATGGTAAACCAGTTTATGAATCCTTTAGAGCAGATGTTCACGTTGCCAAAGGAGATGTCGCAGTAGCCGATGGTGTTCCTATCTTTATAGGAATGGACTTTGGATTAACACCAGCTTGTATCTTTGCACAAAGAGTTAGAGGAAGATGGGTTGTGATTGATGAATTAGTTGCTGAAGATATGGGTATTGTAAACTTTTCTGTAATACTTAAACAACATATGTCAGCTTATTATCCAAGAGAATTTTATATATATGGCGATCCTGCGGGGGATCATAGAGTACAAACAGATGAAAGTACACCTTTTCAAATCCTTAGAGGTAAAGGAATTTCTGCTCGACCTGCTCCCTCAAATGATGTAACGCTTAGATTGGAATCAGTTAATTCTGTTTTATCAAGAATGATAGATGGAGAAAGTGGATTATTAATTGATCCCAAATGTAATAACTTAATAAGAGGATTTAGCGGTGGTTATCACTATAGAAGACTTCAGGTATCAGGAGAACGATATGATGAAAAGCCCAATAAAAATAGGTTCTCCCATATTCACGATGCTCTCCAATATTTATTATTGGGTGCAGGAGAGGGTAGGTCTTTGACATTAGGCAAAAAATTTAATAAACCTATTGTAGCAAAAAGAAATTATAATGTATTTGATGTTAAACCAAGATCAGCTTATGAAAGGAGAAGATAGATGTGTGTAGGTCCATTTAAACCACCATCAATGCCAGCTCCTCCTCCACCATTACCTGAAGAGGAATCAGTAAGACAACAACGAGAAAGACTTCGTAAATCACAACAGCTTGAAAGAACGAAAACTAAACAAGCACAATACGAAGATAGAGTTGCGGCTTACACAGGAAGAAAAGGTAGACGATCACTTTTAACTGGTAGAAGAGGCGGACAAGGTTTTGAAATTGCAGGCAGTATGAAAAGCAGTGCAACCTTAGGAGCATAATAAATGGTAGTAGATGTAAAACCACAGGCATCAGTTTCAACAACTGAGAGTCCAGTAAGACAATTACTTAATCGGTACAACCACGCTAAATCCATTAAGGATATGTGGCTTCCCGTATTTGAAGAATGTTATGAGTTTGCTCTACCTCAACGTGAAAGTTTCTTTTCAGAATCTATTGGTAGAAGAAGAACCGATAGAATCTTTGATGAAACTGCAGTAGTTGGTGTACAAGAATTCGCTTCTAGGTTACAAGCAGGTATAGTTCCTAACTATGCAAGATGGGCAGACTTTGTTGCAGGATCAGAAATTCCAAAAGATCAACGAAGAGAAGTTAATTTAGCTTTAGATGAAACAACAGAATATGTTTTTGAAATATTACAAAATTCAAATTTCTCACAAGAGGTTCACGAAACATTTTTAGATATAGCAGTAGGTACTGGATGTCTTCTTGTTGAAGAGGGCGATGCAGTTCAACCTGTTAGGTTCAAAGCAATCCCATTACCTCAAGTCGTTTTAGATTCAGGACACGATGATAAGATAGATCACGTTTACCGTAAGAGAATGATTCGTTTCAAAGAATTATTAATTGCTTATCCTAATGGAACACTCTCAGAAAAAATGGCGATGGATTCTGAAAAGAATCCTGATGCTGAATGTGAAGTTGTCGAGATAGTTTATAAAAATTATTACAATACCAAAGAAGAAGAATATAAATTTTGTGTAATTGCTCCAATGTATGAACACAAGATAAGTGAAAATACTTTTAAAGGATTAGGTTCTAATCCATACATTGTTTATCGTTGGTCCAAAGTTGCAGGCGAAGTATACGGAAGAGGACCATTACAATTAGCGATGCCAGCAGTTAAAACTTCTAACTTAGTTATAGAGTTAATTCTTGAAAATGCACAAATGGCAATCTCAGGAATGTATCAAGTAGAAGATGATGGTGTAATTAATGTCGATAATATTTCCTTAATTCCGGGGACTATCATTCCGAAAGCGGCTGGCTCTTCAGGACTACAAGCAATCGCACCAGCAGGAAACTTTAATGTATCTGATTTAGTTCTTAGAGATATGAGAACAAATATTAAAAAAGCTTTATACAATGAAATGTTAGGAGTACCGAATGAAAAAACTCCTATGTCTGCAACAGAAGTCGCAGAAAGAATGGCTGACCTTTCAAGACAAATTGGTTCAGCATTCGGAAGACTACAAGCAGAATTAGTTAATCCAGTTTTACAAAGAGTAGTTTATATTCTTAAGAAGCAAGGTAGAATTAAAATTCCAGTTATTAATGGTAGAGAAATAAAAATTAAATCTTCTTCTCCATTAGCACAAGCACAACATCAACAAGATGTGGCAACAGTTGATAGATTCTTAGGAATGGTTCAAGCTAGAGTTGGTCCACAGTTATTAAATATTTTAGTTAAGCAAGATGAAGTTGCTAAATACGTTGCTAAGAAATTAGGTATCCCTGCAGAATTAATTAGATCGCAAGAAGAAATGCAGGTTGCCGCAGGACAAATGCAACAAATGATGCAACAAGGACAAGGAATGATGGGTGGACAACAAACAAATGGAGCTACACCACCGCAACCTCCTGAGGAAATTACACCGTAGATTATGCCTTATGTATGCACAAATCTATTCTAGTTATTTCCGATCTTCATATTCCGTATCATCATAAAGATACTTTCGCTTTTCTAAAAGAAATCAAAAAAGAATTTAAACCTGACTTCATCGTTAATATTGGCGATTCGTTAGACTTTCACGCAATCAATATGCACACACACGATCCTGATTTAATGTCAGCAGGATATGAATTACAAGCATCTAAAAAATATATTAAAGAATTAGAATCTATTTTTCCTCAAGTCGTAGAAGTAGATTCAAATCATTCAAGTTTAGTTTATAGAAGAGCATTAAAATTTGGAATGAGTAGATCATTCTTAAAAGATTATGGAGAATTTCTTGGAACAAAGAAATGGAAATGGGTAGATGATCTTACTTTAGATTTACCCAATAAACAAAGATGTTTCTTTACTCACGGAAGATCAGCAGATATTTTAAAAGTATCTCAGACAATGGGTATGTCCGCAGTTCAAGGACATTATCATACACAGTTCTGTATTAAATACTGGGCGAATCCTGATAATCTTTTCTTTGCTATGAATGTTGGATGTTTAATAAATCAAAAATCATTAGCGTTTCATTATGCTAAAAATTTTCGTACACGCTTTGTCATTGGATGTGGAATTATTTTAGATGGATTTCCTAAATTATTACCAATGGTTTTAAATAAAACAGGTAATTGGATAGGTACACTTAAATGATTATACAATGTAAAGATTATTTCTATAGTCTACTAGAAATTTATGGTGGTAAAATATCTTGCTGGGCTTGGAATAAAAGATGGAAAGATAAAAAGAAAGGGACAGGATATGCCTGATAAAATTAATCCAGCATATTATCAAGCTGGTAAATGTGAATGTGGCAGAACATTACAAACTTATGATTATGTGAAAGACTTGCCTTATGCAGATGCAACTGCTATTAAATATATTACACGCCATAGGTTAAAAGATGGTGCAACTGATATTAGAAAAGCGATTTGGTTCTTAAAGGCAATCTTGAAAGATGAATATAAAAATGATAGTAACATAGAATGAAATCAGAACAACCAAAAACCCTAATAGGTTTAGATAATATGACACGCAGTCCTGATGAAGAAGAGAAACTTAATATGGTATTTCTCGCAACTTTTAATACACCATCTGGTAAAGAAGTCTTAGCATCACTAAGAAAAATTACCATTGAAGCTGTAGCAGGTGGAGAAGTAACAGATAATACTCTTCGACATTTAGAGGGACAAAGATATTTGTTTGGTTTAATTCAACGAAGAATTAATAAAGGATTAAGTCAAACTATAGTAAAGGATAGGAAAAAATAATGGCAGAAGAACAAGTTAAAGAACAACCAAAAGAACAACCAAAAGAAGAACCAAAGGAACAACCAAAGGAAGAACCTAAAGTTGAACCAAAAGAAGAAACGAAAACAGAACCAACTGTTCAAGAAGCTACTAAAGTTATAGTAGAAAGACCTGAGTATATTCCTGAAAAATTTTGGAATAAAGAAACTGGCGAACCTATTTTAGATGAACTAGGTAAGTCTTATAGTAATCTTGAAAAGTTTGTTGGTGGTAAAAAAGATGAAATGAAGAAGACTGTTGCGGATGAATTAAAAATTCAAGCACAACAAAATAGACCTGAAGAAATAAATAAATATGAATTACCTAAACTTCCTGAGGGAATAACCGAAGATATAGTTAGAGCCAATCCTATTCACGAATGGTGGAGAACTTATTGTTGGAATAATTCTCAGGACCAAGAGCAATTTCAAGAGGGTGTCAATAAATATGTTGATATGTTTTTGGGTAGCCAACCTAATATGGATAAAGAAAAAGAGAAGTTAGGAGAGAATGCTGATGCAAGAGTTGATGCAGTTAATAGTTGGGCATCTACATTCTTTAATCAAGAACAATATGATTCGATTGCTGGTACTCTTGGCAAATCAGCCGATGGTATCGAAGCATTAGAAAAAGTTATTGATGCTACTAAACAAAATGTTTCACGTGCAAACCAAGTTAGCCAACCTGAAAGACCATTAACATTAGCAGATGTAAAAGCTATGATGAAAGATAAAAGGTATTATGATTCAAGGGATCGAGATCAATCTTACGTCAAGAAAGTAGATGAGGCATTTCATAGACTTTATAGATTATAATGTTAATAGTCGAAAAGACTATACCCGATCATTGTTTTTCTTTAGCTCCAAATCTCAAGGCGATAGATCGGTATGAGATAGCAGTATTAGGGTATGATCCAATTCACGCCTTACTACTGCCATTTCGTTACGCAAGACCAAACACCTGTACTTATACAATTTTAACCGAACATACTAACGAAGTTGTTGCAATCTTTGGAGTTATACCCACAAAAACAAATCCTAAAGTTGGATATATTTGGTTCTTATCCTCAAATTTATTAGATAAATACTATCGTTATTTCCTAAGAGGTAACAAAAGATGGTTATCTTATATGGAAGAACACTATGAATATCTTTGTAATTATATCATAGCCGAACACACATTAAGCATTCGATGGTTAAAATGGCAGGGATTTATTTTTTCAAAAGAAATACTTGTCAAGGGAGTAAAAATGTATTACTTCTATAAGAGATTGCATTGTGCAATCAAAAAAGGTACACAGCCCGTTTTGAGGGAAATCGGTCCATACTGGGCAACCGAATTAAGTCATCAAGGATAACTGTTTTTATTAACAATAACTGACAAGGAGAAAAGTTATGAGTACATCTATTTCAACTGCGTTTATAAAACAGTTCGAAGCGGAAGTTCATATGGCATATCAACGTATGGGTTCTAAACTTCGTAACACTATAAGACAGTTAAATAATGTTACTGGTAGCCAAGCGAGATTCCAAAAAGTAGGAACGGGAACTGCTGTGTCTAAATCAAGACACGCACAAGTTCCAACTATGGATATTTCGCATAGTACAGTTGATGTTACTTTAGCAGACTTTTATGCGGCAGATTATGTCGACAGATTAGACGAACTAAAGACCAACATTGACGAAAGACAAGTACTTTCTCAGTCTGCTGCGGCGGCACTTGGAAGAAAAACAGACTCTCTAATCATAGATGTCTTAGACGCTGGAACAAATTCGGCAAACATAGCTCACGGATCGGCGGCTTTAACGCTTGCTAAATCTTTGACTGTTTACGAAACTTTCGGCGGAGCAGATGTCCCTGATGATGGTGGTAGATACTTTGTAGTATCTCCTGCAGGATGGGCTGATCTATTACAATTAGATCAATTCTCTCGTGCAGAATACATCGGAGAAGCTGGGCTTCCTTACGCTGGCGGTATGACTGCTAAAAGATGGTTGTCTTTCACTTGGTTTGTACATTCAGGTCTTTCTATTTCAGGCACTACTAGAGAATGCCACGCTTTCCACAAGAGTAGCGTAGGTGTTGCTAATGGTTCGGAAATTAGAACAGAAATAAATTACATTCCAGAAAAAGTCAGTAATCTTATCACATCTTATATGTCAATGGGTGCAACAATGATTGACAATAATGGTGCGGTTAAGGTTCAAATAACAGAATAGGAGAACAAATAAAATGGCATTTGCAATAGCAGACTTGAAAAAAGTAGCTGGTGGTGCGGTTGGAATTTGGCACTATTCTTCAACTGACGCAATCGGTACTATAGTTGGTGCAGACTATTTTTTATCAGCAACCACTGAACTCAAAGTAAACGACTTAATACTTTGTGTAGGTGCAACTGGTGGAACTAGAACTGCAGACCTCGTAGTAGTAGCAACCAATACTGGTACTGCTCTTACGACTATCAACGGCACGTAGTAATAAAATAAGACGTATAGGCGGGGTGCTTGCATTCCGCCTAAACTTAAGATAAATAAATGAAATGGCTGATAGTAAATATGATATTTGTAGTAAAGCATTAGTTTTAGTAGGTGCTAATACTATTTCAAGCTTTACTGAAAATACCACAGAATCTAAGGTAGCCAATCAATTATACGAATCAACACTAGAAAATCTCTTAACAAGATGCAGATGGAGATTTGCAAGTAAACAAGCCACATTAAGTAAGAAAACAGCCGATCCAACAGCAAGATACGACTCAGCTTATTCATTACCAGCAGACGCATTTATTATGCACACCGTAACCGTAGGAGATAATATTATTAAATATGACCGTTACGGAGATGAAATCTTTACAAACACAACATCAACTGATACAGTAGTTGCTGATTACACTTTCCAACCAAGCGAAAGTGATTTTCCTCCATACTTCAAACAGACGCTAGTTTTCGAGCTAGCGTCTTTGTTTGCAGGAGCTATCGCAAGGAACGATCAATTATCAGAAATGTATCATAAGAGAGCAATAGCACAGCAAGCGATTGCTAAATCTATTGATGCACAAGCACAAACAACTAGGAAAGTAGATTTGAATCGATTTAGAAATGTTAGGAATGTAACTTCATTTAATAAGATCGATGCCAAATCTCCTTAATGAAATGCTATGGCTAGACAAAGAATACATCAAGCAAGCTTTCTTCGAGGGGAACTTGATCCTACTATCATATCTCGTGTCGATGTTGCGGCTTACGCACAAGGTTTAAAAAAAGCTAGAAACGTCATTCCTTTAAACCAAGGTGGAGTTGAAAGAAGAGGAGGAACTCTTTTTAGAGCAGACCTAGGAGGACCAACTCGATTGGAAAGCTTTATCTTTAATTCTACTCAAGAATATATATTTGCTTTTCAAAATACTGTATTAAAAATTTATACAACAGCAGGAGTTTTAGCGGCAACTTTTACTTCTTGTCCTTGGCTTACATCAGAACTCTATGAATTAAATTTCACACAACAAGGAGATACAATGATTGTGGTTCACGAAAATATAGTACCACAAATCATTACAAGAATAGGATCAACTTCTTTTACAAGAACTGCATTTGGATTTGAAACTAGCGTCAATGGCGAAAAGACTTATCAACCTTATTTTAAATTTGCTGACGATAGTATTACTTTAGATATTGATTCTACTACTAAAGGTGCGACAGGTGTTACTTGTACTACCTCTAGTGCTTATTGGATTTCAGGTTATGTAGGTATGGTTATTCGATACCACGGAGCAGAATTAACAATTACAGGATATACTTCTTCAACTGTAGTAACTGCAACTTTAAATGATGATGTTGAAATGGAATTGGATGCTGATCCTTTTGCTACTCAACAAGGTTCAGGAGTTGTTAAAGTTACACAAGTAGGACACGGATTTTCTACAAGTGCATCAGTTACTATCTCAGGAGCTAATGATATTTTTGATGCTGATGGAGATGGTTTAGCAACTGCTAATATTAATGGAACTTTTACTATTACAGTAGTGGATGACGATCATTGGGAATTTACCGCAGGTGGAAGTGATACTGCTCTTGAATCAGTAGATGGTGGTGGAGTAAGAGTTGTTATTGTAGGACACCCTCCTACTAGAAATTGGGATGAACAAGTATTTTCTTCAGTTAATGGTTATCCAAAAACAGTTACATTCCACGAACAAAGATTATATTTTGGTGGAGTAACTGCATTACCTGATGGCATACAAGGAAGCAAGATTACAGACTTTTATAATTTTGATGTAGGTACAGCCGCAGATGCAGATTCAATACAAATACAAATTGCCTCAGATCAAATTAACGAAATAAGACATTTAGTATCAGGAAAACTATTACAGATTTTTTCAAGTACATCTGAGTTTTTTTTAAAACCACAAATAGGAAAACCTATTACACCAACCGATATTCAAATTATTAGACAATCGACTTTAGGATGTCAGCTAAAAGCGATGCCTAGATTATTTGATGGTGCAACTATCTATATTCAAAATAATGGTAAGACTGTAAGAGAATATTTTTATAGTTCAGGAGCAGAAGAATTTACTTCTAACTCTATTAGCTTATTATCCAATCATTTAATTTCCAATCCACAAGACTCAGCAAAGATTACTTCAATGCCAAAACGTACAGAACAATTTTATTTTCTTGTAAACGATGATGGAACAATGGGAATTTTTACTTCACAAAGAGCAGAAAAAATTGCAGGATGGATGTTATGGTCCACAGATGGAATAATAGAATCCGTTGCTTGTACGACCAGTAATATTTATGTAAGTGTCAAGAGAACAATTAATAGCTCAGATGTTTATTATCTTGAACAATTTGCATCTACCTCTTTTGATCTGCCAACAGATATGACAGTTACTAAGACAATTTCCGCAAGCTATCAACCTCACGGAACACCTTTAGTAGATGGAACATTTAGTAGTACTACTACATTTATTGGAGATGGTTTTACAAATGCTCCAAGTCAAGGAGAAACATTCCAGTTTGCAGGAACAGGTACGGTCTATACAATTCAAAGTGCTACTGCGACAGGTGGTAGTGGAGAATATACTATTGTTCTTAATGCTAGTACCTCACAATCTGATGGTGTTGCATTACAATTTGTAACTTCAAAAGTATTTTCAGGATTAAATAGTTTACCTGATATGAGATTAAAAACAGTTTATCTTACTTCAGGATCAGCCGAGGGAAGTCCAGTTTACTATTATGGATCAGGAACAGTTGATACTAATGGCGTAGTTAGTATTACTACAGCTACTTCATCAGCCGATATTGGTTTGAATTATGATATTACATTACATACTTTACCCATTGATGCTACAATTCAGAACGGACAATTAACAGGGTATCCTAGGAAAATTGCCAAAGCTGTTGTAGAACTATCTTCAACGTATAATATGAAAGTTAATACGAATGATGTCATTCTTACAGATGTAACTTTGAATACATCAAGCGGATTAACAAGTTTTACAGGAAAGAAAGAAGTGTATTTTTTAGGATATAATTTAGAACCCAATTTAGAAATTACTCAATCAGCACCAGTACCTATGAGATTACTGGGCTTAACAACGGAGGTATACTACTAATGTGTGTCCCAGCAGTCTTTACAGCGATGGGAGCTTCAGCTTCAACTGCGGCAACTATGGCGGCAGTTTCACAAGTTGCCCTAATTGCTGGTGGAACAATGATGAGTATGAATGCTCAAAGAAAAGCTATGGCTTATCAGTCAATGCAGTATGAAACTCAACAAAAACAATATAAGGATCAAGCAGATTCAGAAGCATTAAGAACTTTAATGGATGAGAATGATAGAAAGAAAAAATATCTTACTCAGATTTCAAACAATAGAGCATTACTTTCAATTACAGGAACGACTGCGGATTCTGCTTCTTATCGTGCATTCTTTAAAGCAGGTAAAGCAGTAGTTAAAAGTGATTTAGAAAAAATTAAATTAATGGGAACTGAAAGAAGATTAGCGGCTTTATACGGAGTACAGCAAGCTGGATTAGCAAGTCAAGGTGTAAGAGCAGGTGGTAAAGCTGGATTAATTACTACAGGAGCTAGAGGATTAATGTCTGCTTATGGAGTTTCTAAAGAAATGGGCTGGTTTGGAATAGAATAATGGCAAAATTAAAACAATCAACAGCAGAAATAAAATATGTAGACCAGATTGGAGTTAATCAAGGTGCAGGTTTTAGCGTTGCGGCTAGAAGTCAAGTACAAGCGGCAAATCAATTTAATAATTTAGTCAGCCATTTTGCAGACTTTGGATTAAAAGAATTAAAAGACTTCGGTACGAAGATGGGAGAGGATGCGGCAGAAAACGCTAAGTTTACTGAAGTAGAAAGAGATTATACGAATCCCATTACAGGCGAAACTGAAAAACAATTTGTCCCTGATAAGATACCTGATGTTAGTATCGATCAACCTACTTGGTTTAAGCCAACTGTATCAATGCAAAACGCATATGATAAAGATGTTTATATTAAATATAAAAAAGAAGTTGAGTCTTCAATACGAGCAATTACATTAGAGGAAAGAGCAAAAGCAGTTGAGAATAAATCTAATCCTAGCGAGTTTAATGAAATTGTAAATGCAAGAATATCTCCACTCTTAGATAATTTAGAACCTAAATTTTCTACAATAATGAAAACATATGCAGAAACACAAAGACAAACACATTGGTATCAGGTCCAAGATTCTTTTGTTAGACATAATGAGAAAGTTGCCAATGCTGAATATAATGCCACAGTACTTCAAGATGTTGCTGAAATTGAAGCGATGTATATTAATGGAGTACCTGATAAAGAAATTGAAATTAAAAGAACAGAATTAAAAGACTATATTAAGAATTCTCAAGATGCTAAACGAATTAATGCTTTAGCAACAGGCGATAGAGTATTGGATGCTATGAATGATAGCAAAGCAGGAAATAAAATACTTCAATCTCTTATTCCATTAAATATGAAAGACTTGGCTATTTCAAAAAGATTAATTGTTTTAGAGGATTTGAATAGATATGAAATGCTTTTACAAGGTGGAGTAAAAGAGATTACACTTTCTACAGGCGAAAAGATTAATGGACCTGCACTTCTTAAAAAATTTAATAACAATCAATCTGCTATTAATAATATGGAAACAAGAGTCAGTAAAATCATTACTGATTTTAATACTAATATTACCAAAGATACTAAACTAAATACAATGCTTTCATATACTCAAAACAATATATTAAAATCACACACAGGTACTCCTGCATATTACGGTAATATGAGTGCAAGTAATGTATCTGAAATGTTAATGGAACCTAAAGTAATGGAATTACTAATGTCAGAATATAATAAACTTCAAGGTGTTACACCTATTACAGATCATTTTCTTGCATATGAAGATTCAAACTTTGTTAAATACGTTTTAAGAACTACAAAACATTTACCGACTGTTATGACAGAAACAATCAAGAACGCATTTAAAGAAGATATGAATCAAACTGCATTAACTTCATTATATGATAGCAGTTTATTAAGAATGCTAACTCATTTTAATCAGACGCATATGAATACTGATGGCACAACTTCTGTACAAACTTTAGATTTATTAAAGTCTATTGGACTTGATGATAAACTGATTGGTAAAATTAGAACAATGGAAAGTGCATTATCTGTAATGCCAATGGCTGAAGCTAGACAATTTACTATCGATTGGTTTGCTGATTTAGATAAAACAAAAGTAGGTAGTCTTTCTGAATTATTAAATAAACGTGGCAAGGTTACTATGACATCGGTTAATAAAAGAATTGATGAACAAATTGAATATAATCTTAAAACAATGAAAGGTGTATGGGGATTTAGAAATGAAGTAATGTTTAGTAACCGTCTTCAAGACTTAGTAAGAGTTCAAGTACATAAAAATATTTTAGATGGTTCAGGATATATTAAAGATGATAATGATGTTGATCCTTATGTTAAGTCTGCTTTAGCTTTAGTAATGAATAATAAAACAAATTTTGGATTTGATAAACATACTTATACTCCATTTATTAATCCTACAAATGAAGACTGGGATGATGCAGATAGATTTGTTTTATTGCCTGCTAAAAACTTTTATTCATTACCTGATGCAAAAGGAGAAATGTCAGTTGAGTGGATGAATCCTGAAATTATAAAGTTAGTTAAAGCATCACAAGAACACGAAAAAGGTTTTAGTTATAAATTTGGTAAAGATATATTTCTACAACCAACAGATAGTTTTAGTATTCCTCCAAGATATAATCTTGTTTATTATAATACAACAGATGGACAAGCTACAATGCTATCTGATGATAATGGTTTTCATATTGTTTATGATCCCAATGTTACTTTTGAAAAATATAAAAATTTACTTGTGCAAAGTGAAGATTTTAAAATTAATATAGATAACGCTACACAAAATAGAATTCTTTTCTTAGATGATAATACAGAAACCGATTCAGGTTTAACTAAGAAAGAAGAAAGACTGATAGAAAATATTGGGAAAAAACTATAATGACAGATATAGTTAATTTACTTGAAGAAGCACCTCAACCAACATTTACAGCAGAAGAAAAATCTAATCTTACAGTTTTAAAAGATACTCAGACTGCTTATGGTGGAACATTTGCTAATAGAATTAAACCATTAAGTTATGATGCAGGTTTTAAATCTGATGTGTCTGATGAATTTGCTCTTTCTTGGATGGGACAAGCGATTGAACAAACTCCATCACTATTTGAAATAGGATTATCTCCTATTGATTTTAATTATGATCCTTTTGATGTTGATAATTTAAAAGGATACGAAGAATTTGCATTAGATTTTTCAGAAGTTAGAAATAAAGAACACCACGATTATTTAAAAGGACAAATTGATAAAAATAAATCAAGACGAGCAAGATTAAATGCAAGTCAAAGAGGAATGTCTGCGGCTCTTCTTGGAAATATTCTTGATCCAATTAACTTTGTACCTATTCCTTTAGTTAAAGGTGTAAGTGTTGGATATAAAGCTTTAAAAGGTGCGGCAATTTCAGGTGGATTAGTAGCCGCAACTGAACCTGTGCGTAGAGGTTTAGATTTAACTGCTACACGAGAAGAAACAATGGGGTACATCGGTGCCGCCGCTTTCTTTGGTGGTTTATTTGTAGGTGGAGTATCTATGTTTAGTAAAGGTATTCAAAAACATACAATCAAACCTAAAGGTGGCATTAATAAAATGGCAGAAAAATATTTTAAAGCCCATTATAAAACTGAGGGTAAAGTAGATTGGGAAGCAACTGGATTTATTTATAAAGTCAAAGATGATTTATATGATGTTAAAGTTGTGCCTGATAGACCAACGAATGTCAAACTACATAACAGAACTAAGTTAGCTCATCTTGAAGTTAAAGGTCCAAATAAAAATAAATTAGTTGTTGATACAGGAAGAATCAGAAGAATCTTTGATGCTGATTATCATATCTATTATGATATTAAAGGCGTTACTCCTATTCCAAGAGATAGATTTAAAACTCCTGATGACTTCATTCAATTTGTAATGAAAAAAGAAATTAACAAAAGAATTTATTGGAAAAGAAAAAAGGGAGAATTATTACCTGACTATGAAAATAGAATCAACTCTCGTACTTTAATGGAGTTAGAAGCAGATGCAGTTGCTAATAGAAGAACAGCTACTAATAAAGTATTAGAATCTTTAGCGGCATTTTCTAATTACGAAAAAGTAATGAGAGAATTTCCTGATCCTTATTATGCAAAAGAAATGCAAAGATTAACAGGAGATTATGGAACTGCACAAAGAGCCATAGCACAAGGAGTAGAACCCGTAACATCAGCGATGATGCAGGCACATACAAGATGGGCTTCGCATTGGGTAAGACACAGATACGAACTAGATAATTTATTTGGTAAGTATAGAGGTATAACTGGTAATCAAAAAAGAATATTAGGTATGAACTTAAAAGTTGGTGGCATTCGTGCTGTTGATGCGTGGGATAGTTTAACTCGAAGATTCTCTAATAAGAATACAGCCGATCCTGAATTAATGACTCATTCACAATTTATGGATAATGTTTCAGATGCAGTAATGGATAGTAAAATTTTTAATGATTCTTCAATTAATCCAGTTGTTAAAGAGGGAGCAATAACAGTAAGAAAATTTTACAAAAGTTATGCTGATGATGCAACAGAACTTGGGATGTTTGAATCTCAAGGTAATTATAAAAAATTACAAGATGCTAAATTAGCAAATATTGAAGAAGTAAAATCAAGATTAGCTAATAAAGCTTTAAGTGATATTCAAATTAAATATTATAATAAACAATTACATCGAATGCAAAGTGAGTATCGAAATGTAAAAGCACAAGCCGATGATCTCGGTAAAGATATATCTCCTCCTTATACTCAACCTGAAGAATTTTTCCAAAGAGTATGGTTAAGAGATATGATGATGAATCGTAAAGATGAACTCATAGGAATTTTTATTAAATGGTTTACAGCACATCCTACGATTATTAAAAAAGGGAAAATAACACATTTATCTACTAATCCTACTGCAATTAAAAAAAGAGCAGAAGACGCTTTCCATACTATTCTTAATCTTGAAGCAAATTTTTTAGATGGCGATGGTATGGCAGGATGGGGTTTACTAAAAGTTAAAGATGCAAAAGGTAAAGTAGTACAGACACATTTTAAAGCTGGCGTTAGACCATTAATGTCAAGAAAAATAGATATTCCAAATAAATTAGTTAAAGATTTTATATCAACAGATATGCCACAGTTGATGCGTGATTATCATATGAGAATGTCAAATAGAATAGAACTCGAAAGAGAATTTGGCGATGCTCATTTATCTAGTTTTTTAGATCAAACAGAAATGCGTTTAATTGACAAAGAACTTAAACAAGAATCAGATTGGAAAAGAATTACTAGAGTCTTGAATGCTTTTGAAGATGATAAAGATAAAATGTTAGGTACATTAAATATACAGGACCCAGCATCTTTTAATAAAAGAAGTGCATCTCTTCTAAAAGATTGGGCGAGTTTAGCATTTATGGGCAAAGTAGTAATGTCTGCTTTACCTGATAGTGCAAGACCAATAATGGTTAATGGATTCAAGAAAGTCTTTGGTGGACCAATGAGAACATTTTTTAGAGAAAGTGAAGTCTATGCAAAACAATTAGAGGACTTAACTTATTTAGCTCCAATTACAGAAACAGCCGCAAACTTAACAAGACAAAGATTTCAAATGGATGGAGGTTCTGTTGGATTAGGTAAAGGATTTTTAAACAGACAATTTGATAAAGGTGCTTTAATGATGAACAAAGTACAAGGACCATTTTATTTTGCTAATTTATTAACTCCTTGGACACACGGTTGGAAAACTATTCAAGGTCTTACTTCTGCACATAGATTTATAGAAGATTCAGTAAAAGTAAGTGGAGGAACTGCAAGCAAATTTGATATTGATCGTTTAGCAAGTTACGGTATTTCAGAAAAAACAGCAGAATTAATTGCTAAGATGCCTTGGGAAAAAAATGGTTCTCAATATGTTGCGAATGGTCAAATGTGGGCAAGTAAAGCAGGAGGAGAAACAGCAAGAAGAAAATACTCTCAAGCAATTTGGGCTGATTATCAACGAACTATTATCACTCCTACTCACGCTGACACATTTAATATGATGCACGGAGTTTTAAGAGTTGATAATGAAATTAGCAGAAGTATGCTAAGAAATCCTTTAGGAAGAATGTTAGGATATACAGATACTAAGTATGGTGGTAAAGTTAGTAATGCTTGGTTAGGTTTACCATTTCAATTCTTTTCTTGGGCGATTGCGGCAAATAGAAAATTATTAATTTCAGGATTACAAGGAAGAGAATTGGCTCCAATCTCAGGTGCATTGGCTATGGTTACTATGGGAATCTTAGGAGATTATATGAAGAATCCTAGATACTGGTCGCAAAAGGATTGGGAAGAAAAATTAATTAGAGGAGTAGAATTATCAGGAGTACTTGCATTATTTGGAGATATGAATTTTATGCTTGAAACAATTTCAATGGGACAGTTAGGAGCAAGACCATCTGTAGGATTAGGAACAAGATTTGGCGATCCTGATATGACTGATGTAATTGGAGAATTTACAGGAGCAGGACCAAGCATTCCTATAGATTTATTATATGCTTTTTTAGGAGATTCAAGTTTTAGTGAACGATCTGCAACTCTTAGAAGAATAATTCCATTGAATACTTTATGGTTATGGGATAGAAAGTTTAAAGACTTGTGGCAATTAGGAGAAGACAAACTTAGATAAGAAATGACAATATTAAGTAGTAAAAACACACCAAGAGTATCGTATGTAGCGAGTGGCAGTCAAACTGCCTTT